ACGCCTTGCATTGCTAATTGAACGCCGAGCGTTTTCATCATATCAGCGGTGAGCTTTACAATATATAAAGACAAATCTTGCAGTGACTTTATCGTTCCAGCCCCGATAGCTTCTCCAAAGTCTGCAAAGCCAACTGCCACCTCCCCGACTTGTTCTGCAAGTTTCGTATAATCCTCTGTCAACTTCTTTACATGTGCATCGTGATCGTCAAACATCGGCTTGTTCTTTGCCAATCCTCACCGAAAAGTAAAGGCACACCCTGCGCGCCAAGTTTTTCGGTCTTTGGCAGTAGAGCAGCAAGCTGTTCATTCAAGCCTTTAAGTATTTCAACGATCATGAAATTAGAAGTATCACCAGACGAAAACCATGCTATATCTGTTTTTAGCTGTGCAACCTGTCCGGCTGTTGTTTGAAGGTATGCTGTCTGCGTCCGTAGCAAATCAGCGGCATTTTGTTCTAAAAGTGGAGCGTTTAACTCGGCAAGTATCCGTGTAAGGGCGAGGGTAGTCTCTGCATTATCTTTGTTTTTTTCAAGCAGCTTCCCTATTGCTTCAACCGTCATCAGCCCTTCATCTTCAAGAAAGCTCCGAAGCGCACTATCACCGCCGCCCCTTGCGCCCATCATTTCGTCAACGGTTGCATTGAAGAATGAAAGCTCAGTCGTTGCGTCCCTTGCATTCTTCGCAACACCTGTGAGCCATGTCAAAAATGGTTCATAGAAAGTGACAATCTTCTTACCGACATTCTCTGCTATATCACCAAGATACGTGCCGAGCAACTTCAGATTTCCGAGCGATGTATCTGTAAGCGCTTCGGCTGTGCCTTTGAATTTCTCATTTAACCCTTCAACTATTCCAGCAAGTTTCTCTGTCTTGGTTCCGGTCATATCAACTTCAACGCCGTATCTCGTTAAAGCGTTCGTTGTACTTCCAAGCGTCTTACCAACGAGTGAAGCGGCTGTCTGTAGATCGAGACTAAACGCAGCGGCAAAATCCAATGTCGCCGGGATAACTTTCTGCAAGCCATCTTGGTCCAGGTCACCAAGCTGTTGTAGCAATGCAGCCATTTCAATAATAGCTTCATCGCCAAATGCCGTTGTATCTTGCAATGCCGATGCAAACTTGAACATGCTCTCCGCTGATACGTCAGCTTGTCTGCCGGTTGCAATTATAGCGGTTCTTAATTTGCGCTCTGCTTGCTCTTGCTTGCCCCATGCCTCAACAAGTTTCTTGCCAAGGTCGGCGAGCTTCTTTAATGCAACCGCAGCAATAGCAATCGCGGCGGTATACTTTGCAAGCGAAGCGAGTGAACTCTTTGTCTTAGTGACTATATCGACTTGTACCTTGTCGCGCCTTACTGCCATTTTACAATCCTGCTACGTGCGGTTGTTCGCGTTCTTTCGTCTTGGCTTCCATTTCGCATACTTCCGTTATCACGACCCACAAATTCGGTTGATCGAGACTGCCCCCTGGTTCCCAATTCCCGAACACTCTCCATCTGCGCCATATAGATATCATCTGTGCGTTTTTCTTTAGAATCATCGCCGGACAAACATCGGTATATACATTCAATTCCTGCTGCCACGGTATTCTACTTTTCCCTGTACACTTGCCGTCCACCTTCTCACATAAACTCTCAGGATCACTGCCTCCCAGCCCAAACCGAAAGGCGTATATCAGTTTTTTAAGTCGGTATCCAGAATCAAATTACCTTGCTGTATCTGTACCGTCAATTCAGTAAACAGCGGATACAATCCAGTTGTATCAAGAACATCTACCGCAGTTTCGATCTGCTTATCACCGACCTTAAAATGATCGACCTTAACTAAGCCAGCTATAAAGATTTGTTCATAATCAACGACCGGCCCTTCCGCTGTAATGGTAATTGCCTTGTTCACTTCTCTGGTAGTCAATTGCCTGAGTGTTGCCGTGAATTGAGGTGATGCCTTTTTGTTTCCACGGAACTCGGGAACGTATTCCCATTCTAAAGGTGCTTGTTTGATTTCGTAATCTTCCATGCTATCTCCTTATGATCGTGCAAGTGCGGCATTACCCATGTAGGTAAGGTTGAGTTTGTCAGGACTGCCCACCGACTTGGTAACCGTCGCTGCCGTCAGCAATGCAGAACCGGAATAGCTGGTCGATGCATCTTCATAGAAATTGAGCGAGGTGAAAGTTGCATCTCCTGTGGTATAGCCTGTTACTGCCGCCGCCTGTGCGGTGTCTGACGGATTGTAATTACACGATACCGTGATACCCCAATCCTTTTGCAGCTCGATTACTTGCGCCCAACTAACGCCTACAGGTGTAGTGTCGCCGGTTGTGATATTGACATTCAATGTGATATCGACAACATCCGACATGTCAGCCGCTTCGACTGTGAACTTCCCCGCTGTTGGTTTTAATACTGCCATAATTATCCTCCGTCGGCACTATTGTAGAAATACGTGACCAAGAACTCTTGATCGAAAATACTGAAATTGGGAATTATCCCTTTATCTGTTACAACGCCCTGCGCCTCGATTTCCTGAGTCAAAGCATACAGCGTTGAATCATTCACAATTGCCTTTTCTACATCACGCAAAAGATTAGTACGTTGAAGCCGTGTATTATCCTGCGCGTCAAATACAACCGAAGTCACAATCACCGTAAGCTCTGCCCTCATGTCCGTATCACTGGTTTCAGCTAAGGTTTCCCACTCTTTCTCTTCATCTGTGTCTATAGGGAAACACGCCGGAAGTTTTGACTTCGAGACTTCCTCGTATCCTTCATATGTCTCGCTCACATACTTGACGTTCGTCTGGTAGCCGTTGACTACCGTGATACCTTCAAGCGCCGAGATAACCGCGTCCATGATTTGATGGCGTACACTGTTAGGCATCGTCATACGCTCCTAAGAATGCATCCCCTATCAACTCCAAAACCCTCGACTGTCGTTCCATTACTGATGGTCTTAGATACGGACGCTCCGGCATTGTAACGCTTCTGTTTCTACCGGTCTGTCCACCATATTCATGTATCGCCGCATACTTGATGTTAGTTCCTATCTGCGCCAACACGCGAGCCGATGAAACGTCGATAGTCTTTGTCAGACTTCGGCGTAAGGTGTTCGTCTGTGACTTCAACGTCGACCGATAAAAGCCACCTGACACACCACGCGACATCTTCGGTCCAGACAATCTGCTACGCTGTGCGTGTGCTATGATCTCAGTAGCACCCTGCGTCAATGCTCGCTTCAGCGCCTTCGGTGACTTCTTCATCCACCGCTTTATCTTCTGCTGATACTGTTCCATCGTCAGGGTCATAGTATTTGGATCTTCCTGTACTTCTCTATTGCCTTGGTGACGTTAGGCAACTCATCGAGACGGTAATCAGTAACGCCCGCTTCGTTGGTTCGCTGTCCGCTATATGCGTGATGATCTTGTAGCTCGTATCCTTGCGCTACCAGTTCACGACATGCCCGCTGTAAGTCATAAGGGATTGTTGAATAGCCGCCGGTATAGACAACCTTCACAACACGCTTGTCTATTAGAAACGTAGTGCCGGTCAACCATAGCTTCCCTTCATCCTCGTAGACTTCATAATCATCTGAGCTTATTTCGGTTGCCGATGCAAACGTTCTATCACTGTCCTGATTCAATGTAACCGCGCTGATAGGTGGATGGTTCAAGTACAGTAAGTACCCACCAGGACCGTCGTAGTATTCAGTCTGACTTCTGGTTTTCAATTCCCTACCGGTCTGCTCGTTCAGATACCACGATGCTTCATTTATCTGATCGGTCAACGTTTCGTCGTAGGTAGGATCATTCAGCGAGCCTTTAAGTTTCGTTTCAACAGTCCAGCCGGTATCTACATCTGCCATCGCTGTTACCGGACCCGCATCCGTGTTTGTAATTCGTACCGTGTTCCCGGTGCGTACTGCCGTGAAAGCACTGAGCTCGGTAACCTTTGCCGCCAATGCTGTGGCTACCGTAACCGCTGAATTGTTTGCAGAGATATCAACTTCTATCGCTGTGCGGCCTGCCGTTGCCGGATCGCCACCACCGGTGTCAACGTCGAACCAGATATAGTAGTCAAGAGTGATTGCAGAGATATTGATGCTGTCACCATTGAGCGAACTCGCAGTATCTGCCGCACAAGTAATATCAACCACCTGTGCGACGTCACGAGTCTGACCGAGTATCATTTTCGCATCATTGAGCGATATCAGATTGTTAGCAGTATCAAGTGCCATTTTTCTTTACGTCAGCCCTCTGCATCTTATCGTTGTATTCACCCGCGATCAGCTTCGCCAAACCTGGGAACTTGTCGGGATTCACTACGTCACCAGGCACGAACTTATACGTTATCCCGCCCCTGACAACTTCTATCTTTCTCGTGATTTTGACCATCTCACACCCCTTGAAATCGGGGAGAGCCGAAGCCCTCCCCTAATTCGCTACTTGTTAATGTAGTCGACTGTCACGTAATCGATTGAACCTGCGGCGGCCGCGTCGTTCACATGGTAGACCTTCATCGGATAGTTCTTGCCTTTGGCATAGAAGATGCCGCCGTCAATCTCCTTTGTGGTCTGTGCCGATGCTGTCAGGTTCACCCTCAAGTGTCCTGTATCAGCCGCAACCCCGAAGCCCCATACCTTGTTGCCAGCCGCAAGGCTATCCTCCAAGGCATCGTCAATCGAAAAGCCGGTATATAGACCGGTAGCTATTGTCGTGTACTGGAACGTGTCATCATCCAGTTGAATGGCGATGTAGTCGCTCGATGCCGCCGGATTCGCCGCTGTCTGAAACTCTGCCGTGGCGATAAGTCCGGTTGTCGCACCGCTGGCTACTGCCGTGGTGATCGTTGAAACTCCCAATGCCTGCATGAAATAGGACACGGTTGCAGTTGCGCCGGAGGTAAGCCCGAAGGCTTTAATGGCGACTCTCTCACCACTTCTCGGATCGATGTTTTGAATGATCGCGGTTGATGCGGATTCCGTAGAATACCCCAAACTATTAACCGCTGTAATGTAGACGTTTCCGCCCATAGTAAACTCCTTTGCCGGAACCCCTTACAGGGTGACGACTTAACGCCTCCGGCTCAGTTTTATTTTACCGCCTCTACGAAGCGGCTGTAGTCAGCTTTACCCACCCGCTCGGAATGGCAAGCACGAATGCATGTCGTGTCCGGCACCGTAGGAATATCTGACCTGATTCCATTGCGCTTTGAGTCTGGTCATATACCTTGAACTCAAATCCAACTCTCTCGCCGTGGTAGATGTACTTCGGATTGCCAAGCGCCGCGAAGTCGGTTGATATCGCAGAGGTTGAAGGCATACCATCTGAAGGTACTACCGTGTGGCCCTTGATCCGATATGGTGCGCCATCTGCCGGTTGTCTCAGCTTGTAATTACCCATCGCGTCCTGCTCGTTCTCAAGACCGTCGAAAGAGGTAATATGCATGAAGAACTCTGCACCGTTGCGCTTCGCCTGAGTGTTGAGGTCCCCTACCATTTCGGTTGCATCGGCAATCGTGATGTCATCGAAGTCTACCTGACCCGCGCCCATAGTCCGCTGTCCGATTCCGGTAGTTGACATTGCGCCGTATGTTGCGTCTGAAAGTGCAAGCGTATCGAACTTCTTGCCCCATGCTTCACCGAACATATCACGAATGAGTCCACCGATATCCGCAAGCGTATCCTCTATGAACTCTTCGACTATCGCGATGTAGGAAGCGTAGATTTCAGTCGTCAACGTTGCCCGGGCGAACGTGAGAGTATCTTCGGTCTTGTCGGTGTTCTGGTTGGTCAGCTTCGTGAAGCCAAGCTCATCGACCGTGGTCGGCCAATATGAAGTTATGCCCGAGATAGGAACCGTCCTTACGCGGTTCATCATTGCGCTATTGTCTAACGCGATTCTGGCAACCTCTGCGTTGTAGTCCACCGGCACCGTATAGGAACCGAGATACGAGCCTACACTATCATCACCTGTGAGCGGTGAACTCGAAAGCCCTGCTTTAACCTGTGCGCTGTCGCTGCCCCTGATGTTAAAAAGGTTTTCTTTCTGATTCACTTCATCGCCGAGGTATTTGACTTCTTTACAGCCAAGATCGCCAAGCGCCTGATGAGCGAGCTTCGACCCATGCCGTGCCTCGACCATTGCTTGAAACATCTTACCAAGTCCGTAGGCTTTCGCTTCCGGCGTGTTCTGCTCTTTCCAGTCGCCTTTCGCCTTTGCGAGAATAAGGACACTTTTGTATCTCTCGTCCAACGTTTTTATGCTTGCCTCAAGCTCCGCCACTTTCTCAGCCGGAACCTGACCGGTTTTGATTTCCTCTATCTGCTCATTGACAGATGTCTTGACGCCTTCAAGCGTCTCGTCGATGGTCTTAATGGTTTCATTAAGCTCCCCGATTGTGTTAATCTCTTTGGGCATTTAATAGCTCCTCAAGTGTATGTGTTTCGTCTGAATCATTAAACATGTGCTGTAGGTCAGTGGATTCTTGACCTGCACTAAGGGGACTGGATTCGTTCCCTTCTTTGAAAAGTTCGTCTAAATAGTTGAGGGACTTGGTTTCAGTCGCCTCGTTATTATCATCATCATTATCGCTCGCGTTGTCAAGTGCCTTCACTTCGCCCGGTTCGGCACTAAGCTGCACGGTTGCATTCAGGTTGCTTGGAATATTCACAACGCTGAACTCGTATAGCTCTTGTTTGCGGTGTATCAAATCAGACTTCTCTTTATCGTCGGCCTCCACTATTTCAATCTTCTTTGACCGGAAGCCTACACTACCCTTTGTAAGAATACCCTTTCTAACTTTGCCCTCTATCAACGCACCCAACGGATCGTCAAGGTCAAACTCGATTGTCCCTATGAGCTGCCCGTCCTTCACCTTAACGTTGGTTGCTTTTCCAATGGCAGGCTCATACCAATTATGCCCCCACAAGATAACGGGATTTGCCTTGTAGTTCTTCATCTCCCATCCCGCAGGATCGATCCGCTCGTTATCCCGGTCAATTGAGAAGTCAGACATTACCCATACGATCTTATCGCCGTCAGCCTTCACTTCGCCATTGTTGAATAAGACTATATCCTCGGTGACATTTCCTTCCTCATCAGAGTGAGACTTGAACCAATCGACAAGGCTCGTCTCGTCGATGATCTTCGCTTCGTATTCACCGCTATCGCCTTTGAGCATTATCCTTATATCCATACTATTCTCCCTTCTCCACAACCGGTACTGTAATACATCTGCAATTGATAACGTCTTCCGCTGCGCCGTTCTCGTCATTCGGCCACCGTAAGCCATTGGAAAACGTCTCGCCAAGTAGCGCCTTATCGCCGTCTATCTGATGATTCGGTCTGACATCATCATCCCTTGATGTCAACCATTCGTGCTTCTCATATCCCAAATCGCTATACGCTTCAATTCTCGACTCGTTCATCACCGTGCTGATCTCGGTTCGTGCAATAGTCTTAGCACGATTCTGCGCAACGTTGAAAACGTGCCGTATCTCTTTTGCCGCCGCTTCCTCAGACAGGCCAGTGCTGATTGAAGTCTGGACAGCTTGGTCTACATGCTTGCGGACCGTCTCGGTTATCTGCGTAACCTTGTTCAGCCGTTCGTTTACTTTCTGGACCGCGCTCGTATTGAAGATGCTCCAGTTAGGCGCTATCTCAATTCCAAGCGACGAGAATAGCGCGTCTATATGGTCACCGCTTACCGTTAGCGCAGCGTAGAAGTGTGTCTGTGAAAACCGCCTTAACTCCGCATTCTCAGCAAGCCAGTACTGCTCGTTCATAATCTCGTCGAACGCAGCGTCATCAACTGCTTTCTGCCTGGTGATAATCTCCAACGCCCTTGAACGTTGAGCGAAGAACCACGCGACTAAATCAGTGCGGTATTCTTTCTCGATCTTCTCCCACGTCTTGACAATCTGCTTCCATAGCAAATCCTTCATTAGCTTGGAATACTTCGCTTGACTCTCAAACAGCTTTGACACCGGAGGGGTAGTATCTTTCGGCGGCACAACAGGGACCGGCTCAGGCGTTGCGTCTGCCGGTGCCATCGAGAATTGAATCCACCAGCTATCACCCCAGGCGAGAGGTTCCTTGCCTTGCTCTGCACGCCATTCGTTTATCGTTGTCTCACCGGCTGCAATTCGTTTCATCATTCGGTCGGTGCGTTCGTTCTCGTCCTCTTGCAGCTCCGGTATCTCGCTTGTGTCAAACTCCCCGGTCAGCGGAATATTGAACCGCTTGAAGTATCCTTCCCTGACTATATCCTCGAAGAACTCAAGGTCTGGTATCAAGGTAAGGTTCCAGTATATCTTGCGTTGGTATTTCGTATCCGAGCCTGACATAGAAGATCGATCATCAGTCACGCCGACAAGCACGCCCGGAACACCGTATCGCGCAAGTATCGTCTGACGGTCCCATTGCTTCATCTTCAAGTATTCCATATCTGCCGGTGTCAATTGAATAGCCTGATATGTCGTACCCTGACCAAGCACGCTTACCATGTTCTTTCTGCGTGTACCCTGGTGATGACTAAGCCATCTATCTTTAGTCTCTTGCGCCTGTTCTGGTGACAAGTACTGATCGGTTGTAATCACGCCGTCAGGTATCGAGCCATGCCGTAATATGTTGAGATTAGATTCATCGCTAAGATTGTCCATAGACAATTCGTGATCCATCGCAACCAACGGCGTAACACCGCGCCACGGATTCCACTTGTTCCAATACTTGAAATGCACAACCTCGTCGGGCATTATCGGGATCGGTTTCGACTGCTCGCTCTTGTTACTCTTCTTGTGGTATAGCCACAACGTGATATTCCCATTAGCGTCAATGCGCTCTTCCATCTGTGCCGGGTCAACAATGCCAATCTGCTGAGGCATGATTCCAGACCTGTCACCTTGTGCAAGGAATATGTCATACACCCAAAAGCACTCACCACGGCACTTCATCCATGATGTCGTAGCTTCCCATAGTTGCGAGTCTGTCATTAGTGGATTCGGCTTGTTGAATAGGTCGACCTGCTTGCCGCTTGTAACCTCATCTTCACCGTTGTATATCTTGAACGGTACGCGGGCGATGTTGGAAGCCAGGCTGTGAACTGCTATATTCACCCATGCGTGAGACCTGAGTGGATCTTCAACGCCGGTGGCTTTCTGGATATCTTCCTGGTAGGCAATCTTTAGAAAGCGCGCCCACCAGTTCTGGTCATACTTGCGGACCCAGCTTGTGACAGCGCGTGTGATTCTTGTAATTGGTTTTCTTATCTTAGATGAGAACGAAACCGCCACGGTCTACCCCCATTGTTAGATATCTCAACGTGTCTGGCGTGTGATCATTTACCTTCAACGGCTCTTCCTTTGCTGGCTGATTGTCTGCCGCTTTCTTCCAGACATACATACCTAACTCTCTAATCAGGTTTCTAACTTTCCGCTTTATGAATACTCGCGGCTTACCGTCCGGCTGAACCATGAACCGCTCGGCTACCTTTTGTATTCCATGCTCAACATCCTTATTAGCCGCAGTTGTATAAATGCCTAAAGCGTGCAGCTCTTCGCGCTCCTGCCGTTCGTGGTCTGAATAGCTGTTCTCTATTTTCTCGGTTCGTTGGTTTATCTGGCCGGCGTGGTACTTCATCAACCGTCCGGCTTGGTAATGCTCATCATAGATGTACAGCCTACCGTCACCATCTACCGCTCCCCATAGGCATACGAATGGGTTATTAAAGCCGAAGTCAATCGCCCTGTATCTCGGCCAATCGTCCGGGATAGGAAAGCTGTCATCAATAACGTGCGTGTTGACATCGAACATGTCATAGACAAGCCCCTGAGCCGAAACCCATTGACCGTTTATCTTTCTGTCATACCACATACCAGCCGGTGTGCTGCGTTTCAAGTTCTCAACATACATCGGATCGAGTGTCGGATTGTCGTCAATCGTGAAGTGCCATGCCTGCACCCGCAGTTGTCCATTGCTCAACCGTTCCCCGGATGCGTCTATGTAATCGGTTTTGATCGGGTGTTCCGGGAAGTCTGGATTAGTATCCCATATGATATGCGAGTCATGGCCGGACGTTCTATTGAACGCCTCTTGAATTGTATTAGGGTGCTGCAACGTTACCTCATTACCATACCAACCATCGGCAGTCATTCCGGTCATTGCCTTGTATGCATCGGCCTTGTCACCGCCAAAGCAATACACAGTATTCCCGTACAGCGGGAGGCTGTTCTCTTGACTGCTCAACTTCAGGCTTAGTCCGAACTCTTCGTTCATAGGTTCGATAACGTTCCTCTTTATGCTCCCAATGGTGTGGCCGGTAATGATGTACTTTCGGCCAGCATCCGTATGGGTGCGCACTTCCTTGTAGAAAAGTGCATTGTTGATAAAGGTCTTGCCCGACCTTACCGCTCCCTCAAGTATCAGTATCTTTGGACGTTCCCTCTCGTACTGAGTCAGGATCATCAACTGTTTTGGATTCAGCTTTATCATTTATCCCTTTGAATAAATCTAACCATTCCTCATCTTTCTCATTACTTATCTTGACGGTCTGTTTAGGCTTCCCATCGGTTCGATCAATAGCATCCCTCATTGCCGTGCCGTCACCATCTGCACGCGCATCGGTTAGATAGTCGTGCATCCACAATTTAGCAAAAGACTTCTCTTCACCTTCTGGAACACTCTCTAATTCAGCCTTCAAAATAGCCAGCAAGGATATACTTCCTTTGTTTTGACCGTCCGTATTGATATGGTCGGGATGGTCTTTGAATCCTCCCTTGCCGTCTTTGTTCAACTTGTTTAACTTGCTTTTACAAGTTCCCCCACTAAAAAAAGGCACACCTTCCAATCATGGAAAGTGTGCCTTTAGTTTTCTAATCGGATACTTTAACTTACAACATAGTACACTATTTCAAACTCGTCAAGTACGTTTCTTTTTCTTCACCTCAACCGGTACAATATAGCCGCTCTCAGTCACGTTGCCTTCCTTTGCGGTATCAATTGCCTTGTCGAGCTTCTTTGCCTGCTTCTCAATCGGGTGCAAGACAAGTGCCTTGAGCTCGCTTATCTCGTCCTGCATCTCGTTGATAGCTTCAATGAGAATCTTGTAGACCTCTACCTCAGCACCGTGTAGATTCTTGCCGTTGATCCTGTTTTCAAATACTAACTTCTTCATCGTGTTACTCCTTTGCTGATTTACAGCTTATCTCAATATGCTCTTTCACGCGAACAATGTCACCGGAATGAATGACGAAGGTTATACCAACCTCGCCGTATTCGGTTACCTCTACCTTCTTCTTAAGCCACTGGTAGAAGGAGTCGACGCTATTGTGGTGGCTTGCTATTGGTAGGTTTATTGTTTCCACTTTTAGCCTTCTTCATTTCGTCGATGGTTGCTTGCATTGCCTCGATAGTTTCAGCTTGCTTTTGCAAGATATCAAATACCGTGCGGAATGCCGTTGAAACTCGCGGGTAGAATCCAAGATACCTTATCGCCACATCCTCATTTATCCACTTAGGTGCTTGCGGGTGTTGCTTCGCCATAATCATTCTCCTTTGCCCTCTCGTAGAGAGCTTTACAGTCTTTTTCGATTTCGTCAACGTCTATATCTTCGCCTGATGCCTTTGCGAGAAATACCA